AGATAAACACTCAATTTAAGACATATATGGATTGGTTCGCCGACACCATAGCCCAAAGTTAGGATCGCCACCCCGCGCCTATTCATCGGCTAACTTGCTCTGTATATGTGGCATTTGGTGGGTTAGAAGCTAAGACCATAGGTATATGATCTCTAAACCAAACATATAATACAGTTGTAAATTAAATATCAAATAAGGCTAGCACATAGCATAGCAAGGGGGACTCTATGTCCAAGGGTAGATGGCTTACACCAAAACAGATACAAAAGGAAATACCAAACGTTTACAACCTATTTTGGGGTGATCAAAAACCTAAGCCCCACAAAAGCGAATACACCAACGGCCTAGAGTATGCCCGGGCGATGCAAGATTGGCTCAAACAGCGTACAATGACAGCATGAAAAACACTGACTGGCACGTAGAATACAAAGGATCCTTTTTTGAAGTATTACCAGACGATGATACTAAGGAACACCTACTTGGCGATGAGTGTTGGTGCAAACCCAAGGTTCAAAGATCAGTCCGTCCAAATAAATACCTACGAAATACACCATTTGAGATCCCCGGCCACTTTGATCAACCAGTGATCGTCCACAATAGCCACGACAAAAGAGAAATTATACCCAAGAACCCTAAGATCAACATATCGGAACCACTACAATGATTGAACGGATCTGTCACAAATGTCATAAGAGATTACCACCCACCGATCGCCCCCATCGTAAATCTATCTATTGCCAATGTGGTACTATAAAGGGTGTTAAATAATATGAGGATATGCAAATGGCTAAAACAGGACGACCAACCAAATACAACGACAAACTTACTGATGAAATCTGTGAATACATAGCAAACGGCATGAGTTTAGTGTCTATAGCGGCCATGAACGATATGCCCGATAGATCTCAGATCAATAAATGGTTGAATAAGTACCCGGAGTTTCAAGACAAATACACGCGCGCCCGACAGGAACAGGCCAACTTTTACGCCGATGAGATTGTTAGAATATCTGACGTCGAGGAAAACCCTAATAAAGCCCGGATTAGAATAGATGCCCGCAAGTGGGTTTCATCTAAGCTGTTGCCTAAGAAGTACGGCGACAAACTAGATATGACGTCCGGCGGTGAACCTGTCAATTTTATAGTAACCCGTGGCCAAAAGGTGGACGATGGCGAAAACAGCGACGATTAACACGTTCCACCCGTCCGTTCCTCACAAAGGACAGGCGGCGGTACTGAAAGCGATGGACGACGGCCAAAGGTTCGTCCACTTACGCGCCGGCCGTAAATGGCGCAAAACATCATTGATCATATCTAAACTAATAGAGGGCGCACTTGAAACCGGTCTAACCTATCCATACGTGGCACCGTCAAAGGTACAGGCTAAAAACATCGTATGGGACGATCATATTCAACGTCTACTGACTCATTTCAAAGAACAGGGCATGAAGTACAAGACTAACGAAGTAGAGCTGTCAGTGACCTTTCCTAACGGCGGCAAGATCCAACTGTTCGGTGTTGAGAATAAGGAAGCATTACGTGGGATCTCTATTTGGGGCGGGATCGGTTGCGATGAGTACGACGACTGGCCGGAAGATATATGGCCGCTGATCATACGTCCCAACCTAATAACTCACCGGGCTTGGGCTATCATAGCCGGGACACCCAAGGGCAAGCGTGGACTATTTAGGATCGGACAGCTCGACACCTTTAAGTCGTTCCACTACACCTCATATGACAACCCGGACATTGATCCACAGGAATTAGAGGAACTTATAGATGAATACAAAGGATACGGCGAGGACTATTACAACCAAGAGATATTGGCCGAGTACGTTAAGCCGATTGGTGTTGTATATAAAGAGTTCAATGAGGAAAACCAAGTCAAACCGTTCGACTATGATCCGGCATTACCGCTACATATGGCTTGGGACTTTGGGGTCAACGATCCTACCGCTATGATATGGATCCAACCACACGACACAGAGATCCGGGTTGTTGATTACTATGAGGCCTCAGACGCTAGCCCGGAACACTTTGTATCAGTGATCAACTCTAAGCCATACAATCGCATATCGTTGCACGTGGGTGATATAGCCGGTAAGGCGCGATCAATAGCCACCAACAAATCAGTGATCGACGAGTATCACAAGAACGGTATCCTCATCAGGACTAATAGCATACCTAACATACCGGAACAGATACGCGTTACTCACAAGCACATACCCCGACTGTACGTGGCCGACAAGCCCGAAACAGAACGGTTTATAGATATACTCAACAACTATCGCTACCCGGACGCCAAGAAAGAAACGGCGATCAACCAATCCAATGAACTACCGATGCACGATCAATTCTCACATGGGGCTAGGGCGCTTGAATACTATATGTGGCAACTAGACAAGTCACCGATGAAAGAGATCAGACCTAAGCCGATCAAACATTACGATCCCGTGACAGGCCGGTTGTTATCGTGATATGCTTACTTTATTGAAATTATAAGCGGGGGACATATGGCGAAAGATGAAGATGAACTAGAACCGTACACAACGAGTGATACGCCCTTTGCGGCATATCTACACTTAAATGGCATGATTGTCTTGACCACCCGGGACGATCCCAACGACTATAAACGTGAAGTCTTTGTATTCATTGATACCAAAGAGCGGCCGGAATTAGAGGTAGCTTGGCGCGAAAACATAGGTGGCTACCGATCCTACTACGCGTCACTTAAAACAGTTCAACATAAGCTAAGAGGACGCAAACATAACAAAGCCAAGTAAACTATATGGGGGATATGAGATATGGAACGTAGAGTACCAACACTAGCACTACAAATGATCGTCAAAGATGAGGTGTCAGAGGCATTTGATATAGCTGTTGACGGCCTATCCCACGGCATATCAGAGGTGGTGATCACAGTATCAGACAAGAAAGCCTACACCCGGTTCAAGAAACTAGCCCGGGATTATGATCAAATCAAATTGGATCATAGGCCATGGACTAATGACTTTGCCGCCGCCCGGAACCATAATCTAGCACTAAGTAAGACTGATTACTTCATGTGGCTAGATGCTGACGATCGGTTCGACTTTAAGGACATAATGAAGTTGGTCGTCTACGCCAAGAGCAACAAGTATGATGCACTCTATCTACCATATAATTACGCCCAAGATAGGGACGGCAAATGTATAGCCTTGCATTGGCGCGAAAGAATACTCAGACGTGCTAAGGGGTTCGAGTGGCGAGGCGTAGTACACGAAAGCCTACTGGTTGACACAGCGTTCAGAGCTAAGAGGATCCCGGAACCAGAGGTGTTTCACATCGGGGGCGACATCAATGAGTCCAAGAAACGTAATCATAAGATCTTAGCCGAGGCCGTTGAGAACAAACCGCTTGATAAGATTGACCCCCGGAACCTTTATTACTACGGACTGAGCCTGTTCGGTATAGGCAAGTACAAGATAGCGATCTCAGCGCTAGAGGACTACCTACGGGTCAGCGGTTGGGACGAGGAAATGTACCGGGCGCTGATTAAGATCGGTGAAAGCTACTTTATGCTAGATCAACACGCCAATGCGATCGAACAGACGTTGAAAGCTGTAGCACTCAAACCCCGGATCCCGGAAGCCTACTATGCACTAGCTAGGTATGAGTACGCTCTAGCCAACTGGAACGAAACCTTGGACTGGATCGAAGTAGCGGCATCAAAGCCGGACTATGACACGATGAGCATACAGAACCCACAGATCAAAGAGTTTGCTAAGATCCACGCCGCCATAGCCCAACACAGCCTAGGTCATTACGTACTGGCCTATAAGTATCTACAGACCGTTCCCGAGGGCATGGCCGACGAACTGATCGAGGGCTTTAAGATGCAAGCCAACATTGAAACCTTTATAAACCTAGTCCCGGAACTGTTGATGTTCATCAAGGGTAGCGATCTATACAATGTGATCCCCGAGGCGATCCGTTATGATAAGCGACTCAAATGGTTACGTAACGACGTTGTTGAACCTAAGACGTGGCCGGACAAGTCGATCGTATTCTTTTGTGGTGAGGGTTATGAGGAGTGGGGCGCGCACACCCTAGACAAGGGTATGGGTGGATCAGAGGAAGCGGTTGTTTACCTTAGTAGGGAACTGGCCAAACAGGGGTATAACGTAACTGTTTATAATCACGTCAATGATACATATTGGGATCAAGAGTGGGACGATGGAACTTGGTCGGTCGAGGAAAATACATCTGTTCCTAATAGAGTCGAGTATAGGCCGTGGCGACAGTTCGATGAGCGCGATCAATTCGATACTCTAGTGGTATGGCGACAACCTAAATACTCTGATGGCCTCAAAGCTAAGACTAAGATCATTGATCTACACGACATACTGACACCGGAACACGTACAGCCCCGGGACGATGCCACCTACTTTGTTAAGAGCAAATACCACCGATCACTATATCCGAACGCACCAGACAGCAATTTTAAGATCATAGGTAACGGACTCAAGAAGTCACAGTTTGATATGGCCATACACAAGAAGCGTCACACCGTTGGATACTTTAGTGCTTACTATAGAGGGCTAGAGTCGTTGTTGCGTATGTGGCCGGCTATCAAGAAAGAAGTACCGGCCGCCAAGCTAGACATCTACTACGGTTGGGAAAGTTGGACTAAGATCAATGGCGAGGACGAGTTCTATAAGCGTATGGAAGCTAAGTTTGAGATCGTTAAGGATATGGGCGTAACAGTACACGGCCGGGTTGATCACGAAACACTAGCTAAGGCTATGATGGATACCGAGGTCTGGGCGTATCCTACCGAGTTCCGAGAGATCCATTGTATTACAGCACTCAAGGCACAAGAGGCGCTATGCTACCCGGTGACTACCGACGTGGCCGCACTTGCCGAAACAGTACAGTCCGGGATCAAGCTAGAAACTGATACAATCTATAGCGATGAGTATCAGCAAAAGAAGTTCATCAAAGAGGTGGTGGCCGCGCTCAAGGATCATAAGACCGGCACCCCTGTCAAGGGAACCGATTGGTCAGATGTAGCAAAACAGTGGATAAAGCATATAAAGGGGGACAAGTGAAGTATCTAAAACCAGAGGCAACGATCATAGTTAAGGGTTGGTTCCGTAAGAGGTATTACATCATACTACCAAGTCTTAGTGAGTTTGGTGTTTACGAACTACCGGTACATGATGCCGAAACAGTAATCAAAGAAAAGGCCAAACAAGATGCACAAGCTAAACGAAAGTGAGTTTGATAAGTACGAGTACGCCGAGTTCTATAAGAACCATCAGTTTGCACCGGTTCACTCAGATAGGGTGACCACCATGCACCGCTATGTACCGCGGGTAGCTTGGGCGTTAGACATAGCCAAAGAGATCAAGGCTAAAACAATCCTAGATCTTGGGTGCTTAGATGGGTTCAACTTGATGACACTGGTAGCACAGATCCCCGGATCGACCGGGGTTGGTGTAGATCTAAGCGAGGACGGGATCGCCTTTGCCAAGGCCAATGTTGCCCGCCACGAATTAGATGCTACATTTATACAGGGATCTATAGAGGAATACCTAGAAAAGAACGACCGGCACTTTGATCTGGTTATTCTATCTGAGGTGATTGAACACGTAGAGGATCCGGCATCAATGCTCAAGGCTATCAAGAGTACGCTAAAACCCGGTGGAACATTACTAA